GTCTCTATATCGAGGCGTGGCATCTTATAATCGTCTCCAGACACTTCGTGTCCTCCACCGATTCAGCCTGCCACTTCTCTGTAGCTGTGTCGCAAGCTCCTACGCTACCCCCTTGCTTTATTTTTTTGTGTCTGTCTCTTGAACACATAATGCAACAAGTTGCAAGCAGCAAGCTGCTGTGTCCGCTAACAAACCTACCATATATGCAGCAAGCTGCAAGATACTTCGTATCTATTCAGGTTTGTAAAAATAATAATAATGTGTTTCTATTGTTCTACCATATCGTCGGTAAACACGTAAACCTAACGTCCAATTTATATTTCCACAAAGTTTTGTTCACGTCTAAGTGCAACAGCTATATCTCCCTGCGGTCGTATATCTGTAAGCAACTATCCGCTCCAAACTCTTTGCTCCAATAAAATATGTACATTAAGGTTTACTTGTCAAATCAATCGTTTGTTGCTAACAAAAATTCTTCTAACATGATACACATAGTCGCAGGCTCCTTGTGTATCTATGCCCATAACAATTTTTATCATCAACTGGCACAATCGCTTTGACAGCAAGCCGACGACTACACAAACCCAGAGATCCACATAGTCGCAAGCTCCTTGTGGTCTATGCTGTGTTTGCTTGCACAGGTGTATGGGAACAAAAAGAATCCACATTAATATTATTTAATTACTTTAGTGTGGTTCAAGTAATCGCAATTGTCTACATGTTAGGAGGTAAAAAATGTGGCAAATCGACGAATACGTAACAGGTAACTTAGTTGACGACTTAGTGAGTCAACTTTGCAACCTTTGCAATGCAAAAGTTGCAACTAATCAGCTAGAAACACACAAGTGTGTCTCTAGCTTAGTGGGATAATTATCATGGATAATTACATACCACTAATTGGTTGCTTATTCATGTCGCTTATGGCGACACATCTAGTGTTCAGTATCCAAGCGTGGATACTGCGAACACTAGAAAAATTAGATAAATGGTATAATACAACTGTTAGGAGGTTGAAATGAGTAGATTATCATTTGATGACTGTGATCCACGCTATGCAAGTGCAGAACGTGACACGTCTAATGTCAGAAATACGTTAGCACTTATCGGCACATATGCCGACAAGCGTAACGCAATCGTCAATGTAATTCAAATGGAATTACTTGACGATAATGACTTCGTCAAATACACAAGTATTTGCGATACATACGAAAAAGTCATACGTGACCTAGTTCGTATCTACAACGCCGATTCGGACAATGTCCAAATCGACGTTGAATCAATGTTGGCATTTGTAAAGTTAGGAGGTTAAATATGCCAAAAGTACACGTTGACATTCAAACACAATCAGTCGTGTTTGATTATAAAGAATTGCAATCGTTGATTGCTAATTCTTTGCGTGATGAAGTACAAGTACTTCCACGCTTTATCAATATTATCGACTGTGTAATGCGTACCCCAGCCCCAAATTATAAGGCAGAGGTAACGTTCAATATACAAATTAATTTTGCAGATTTACGCAGAACTAATTCAGATAACTCAGAGGAGTATGCTAATGACAACTACTAACCAAACCATTGGTTTACCACATGGTGCTATTTCCTACGGAAATGACGAATGTGGTGAAACATGGTATTACCACGAAGACTGTGCAGATTATCCAAATGTCAGAACAAGTGATTGTGACTGTGGAGAATCATTGTCAGGCTTTCACGAATGTGAATACAACTGTGAATTAGTTCACAGGTGTGAAAATTGTGAGAACTATGACTGCTATGTCGAAACCGATTATCCACAACTTTGGAACTATGGTTACAAACCCTTTGGTGGTATGTACCTAGACGTAATCGACGGAGAGTTCAAATGGTTACCCATTTCAACTCTCACTACTTCTAGCCCCATAGTCATGGGACTAGAACTAGAAGTCGAATATCGTAACGGTAGTGACTTTGATAACACTATGGAGTTTCTAACACAACTCAACGCTGCATTCGGTTCAAAATACAGTACAAGTCCTGTATTTTGCATAGCCAAAGAAGACGCTACAGTTGACGTCGAATTTGTAACTGCACCATTTACGGCAGCAGCTTTCAAGAAAGCTACTATCGACCTTAAAATCGCCTTTGCTTACGCAAGAGAGCGATTCAAAGGTTTTTATGCAAACAGTGCAGGTGCACATGTTCACATAAATAAATCAGGCTTGTCACTTACTACTGCATACGCATGGATTCAGTTTCATTACCAGAATCCAGGATTAATTGCAGATATAGCACAAAGATCAATCGGCGAAGACGCCGAATGGTGCTATCTGCAAAAACCAAACCACCCTATTGCAGTCATTGCAAAACGTAAAGGTGGTTTTCCTAATCGTGGTGCATTAGCAGATAGTAGCTATACAATCGAACACCGCTACTTTCGTAGCAATCTTCGATTTGAACGTATAGCTAAGAACATAGAGTTCTTAGAATCTATGCACAAGTACTTCAACACGTTGACATATCAAGATATGGCACGTGACGGTGCACATAAGCTATACGCTTATTTAGCACATGTCTCACTCATGAGACATGAGTACGAATACTTATACGACTACTTAGTAGAGAAAGGATATATCGCATGTGTGTAATCGCACTTTCCCCAATCGGTAACAAACTCGACAAGTCGACTTTGACCGATATGTGGAATACCAATTCAGACGGTGCAGGTATTAGTTTCATAGATGAAACTAAAACCATACGCACCTACAAAACTCTTGACAAAGACGACTTTGTCAAGATTGCTTTGTCTGTATTCGACAAGTACAGCGTATCGTCACCGATACTTGTACATTGTCGTATTGCAACTCATGGTTCTGTTTGCCTTGCAAACACTCACCCATTCAACGTTGACAATCATACAGTCATGGCACACAACGGCATAATCGACTGTGTCGAAACGCCCGACACGTCGGACATTTCAGACACACGTATGTTCATCAACACATGGTTACGCTACATGCGTCCTACGTGGCTTGATGACCAGTACATGCTTGAGTATGTCGGTGACATAATTGGTTGGAGTAAACTTGCGTTTCTCACAACCAATCCGAACCTTCGTAAACAATGGTACATTGTTAACGAAAAAGAAGGTTCGTGGTTAGACGGCACATGGTTTTCTAACACAAACCATTGTGGTATTAGTTATAAATACACCAACACTTCCTACTTCACAGGACATGGTTGGTATGATAATTATGACACAATTGATGACGAAGATTACTATACTTACTCAACTGTTGAGGACGGTATAGAAATCGGACTGCATGAACTCTCAGCCTATTCAGGCTTCGAGATTCAGCAGCTTAAGCGTCTCAGCTATCATGACATCAAAGACTTATTTGAAAGTGAGTTCGGCGGTGTCTGCGAGTTCACTGCTACGCAGTGGAACTCTTATCTAGTTAAGCACGGTTCCAGTGCTTAACTAGTAACAAACTAAGCTGTTGCAAGATCCGACATTCGTCGGCTTGCAACAGCAAGTTTGTTTTTTTTTCTTTATCTTGTAAAGTTGTTCGTACCTCACAACTTTCCGCTTATAACTCACTCACAAGTTCGTTCGTGACGTTCGTTCACAAGTTCACTCACTCATTTATTCGCTACACTTCGTTCCGCTCAGTCTCAGACACAAAAAAATACCGCAGGGGGGATATTGCAAGGCGTAAAAGTTGGTATGCGAGTCAGCTAAACTGCGACTTTGTGTTTTGCGATTTGTGTCCATAAAGTATTAGGACGAGTAATAAATTTATTCCAAGGTGCGTGCCATATCAAACTAAAAACCATTTCAGGTTCGTATACTTTTATTAATTTTCTAATAACAGTAGTAATTAAACTACTTCTATCTATAACACCATGTGCTTTGTACTGCTCATCAGATATAGATAACCAATACCTAGCTTCGAGTGGTATCTTGTTCCACTCTTGTGATATTAAACCTTGCCAAGAAACATAATCCAGTAAGGCAGGCATATCACTTTCAACATAAGTTGTGTGATTCGATACAACTAAAGGAATAGAATCAAAGTCATCATAGTTAAATACAAAGTCAGGTTCATATCTAACTATCTTTCCTTGTTGACCACCCCTTTTATAATTTACAGAACCAGGAACCCTCAACACACGTGCTGCGTCCCACGCCCCAGTGTCTGCTTTCAAATGATATGCTAACCTTCTGTTAACTTCTTGTTGTGTAGATATTTGTATTGTGTCTTCAAGAAGCCAAATTGCTTGCCACCTGTTCCCACTTGTCTCCCAAATAAAATTAGGTTTAGGAACTATGACAAAACAATCCTCATAGCTGATATCAGTTCTATCCATATCAACATATAAAACTCCGACTTTATCTTTTGCATTAATTGCTTTTCTAGATTGGTCCGTGTGAAAAGTTAAAGGTGTCCAATAGATATCTGATCCCTGGGACTGATTGCTGATAGCCTTAAGAATACTGCCATAATCACTCCAATCATAACAAATTTCTTCCCATTTAGTACCGTTGGTTGCCAACCATACTTTACCACCACCACTGTTAGCCCAAACATGGCTCATTAATTCTATTGTTTGTTTCATTTAACTCCTAACTATGCTATTATAATCTATGTTAATTTATATAGGAGAAAAATGTCTGAGAATACAAAAAAATCTATGGCAGATTTTATGGCTCCAAAGATGCGTACCAAATGGTATGTAGACAATAATGAGTTATTTAATCAAGTCATTGATGAAACCATTGAAAATGATTATCCGATATTATACGTTGCAGAGTATCTAGTCGAGCAGGGCTGTCCATTTGCACTTAAAACAATACAGAAACATGTCAAAACAGAAATCACTAGAAGACTTTCTAAATAAGCAAAAGGAAATAGAGGAGCATAAAACTGCTGCTAAGCAAAAGCACCCTACTGGTTTTGAACCTGGTGTATCGTATAATCCCAACACCAATACTGGATATGTAGTATCTAGACCTACTACTAACCCCAATCCCACTTTCGATTCCCTGTTGCGAGAGTGGGGTTGGAATCCAGATGAGTATGAAATCGTAGGTAACTTACACGTTCGCACATGGGATATGAATATGGGTGACGGTGTTAAAGAACAAGCCTGGTATTACAAAGCTGACATCAGAAAAAAGAATCCAGAGAAAGAAGCTGACTTAAAAAGACTTATTGCAGAAATTAAGAAACATAAACCTTATAAGAAACCTGCAGTTAAAAAAGGAGTTGGCTTTTTTTATTTTGCTAGTGACTGGCAAATAGGAAAATCTGACGGAGGTGGACCACAAGCAACTATAGATAGAGTTAAGTTAAGTCTTGATAGAACTGTTGAAAGGTTAAAAGAGTTAAAAAAACTTGGTGTTGATGTTTCTACTATTTACATAATTTCACTTGGTGATCTAATCGAAGGAGTAACAGGGTTCTACCCTGGACAATCACACAAAGTACAGTTGGATAGATTAGAGCAGATAACGGTAACTCGTAGATTGTTTCTTGAAGTAGTAACTACTCTTGCAAAGCATGCACCTAAAGTTGTAGTAGGTGGTGTGCCAGGTAATCATGGTCAGAATCGTGGCAGAGATAAAAACGTTATAACATCTGAGTTAGATAATGATGACATTGGTATCCTAATTTCATCTGCTGATGCTTTATCATATGGACCATACAATCATGTCAAATTTATAATACCTGACGGTCATCATCTCACTTTAGATTGCAATGGTACTGTGATTGGATTTACTCATGGTCACCTTAGTCGTGCTGGTAGCAACCCTGGTGATAAGTTAATGAACTTTTGGAAAGGTCAAAGTTTTGGATTTCAAAGTTTAGGTGACGCTACTATCCTAGTCTCTGGTCACTATCATCACTTGCGTACTATACAAGACGGATTAAGAACTTGGTTTCAAGTTCCTTCATTAGATAAGAGTACATATTTCAAAGAACAGTATGGAACTGAAACTATTAATAATGTTTTAACTTTTACTGTTGATAAAGACGGTTGGGACAATTTAAAATTATTATAATATCTTGACTAAAATTCTACCTGTACTAAACTTGAATCAAGTTATAAGGAGGTAGTATGCCAGAAGTATTCGATTCACTTCCAAAAAGTGTTTATGAAAAATCTGACAAAAGATCACTTGCTGAACGTATGGGATACATGGACATGATGTCTAAGTTTCCTGGCAAGTGGGTTAAGTTACTTTCTGTTAAGAAAAGCAAAAGACAGAAAATATACAATATGGCTTCTTACTTTAATAAGCAACACCCTGAGTGTGAGTTTAGAAGTATAAGCAAAGATACGACTGTCAATTTGTATGGGAGGATAAATGAATAATCTGTACACAGATGATGTTTTAGATTTAGCTAAAGAAGTAGTTAAGTCTGAGACTATAGAGAACACTGAGATAGCATTTGAGATTGACGCTATGAAAGATGAAGACATAGCTATTGCTCGTATACCTATTTCAGCTGCTAAGACTGCCACTACAAAAATCAATAATTATGCTGACGTACAGTTAGCTAAAAAGATTGAAGAAAGTGGCACGTTCAAACTTAATGGCACTGTGTTTCATGTAAACAAAGGATATAAGTACAAGACATTAGACTTGCACGGTTTCCTTAATTGGTTACTTGAAGGTTCAGCTAGTGTAAGTTTGGTTTCTGATTTAGCAGCAATTCTTGGTAACACATTTGTACCTAAGTTAAGAGGACTAGATGCTGTAGCTGAAAAGCGTGGCATGAGTGCAAATGTTGCAAGAGATACTTTCTTAGAGAAAGTTATTGATGATGAATCAAAACTAGCAGTCATTAATTGTGACACAGCTAGTGCTCCTAGGTGGGCAGTCAATATGAAAGACGGTGATAGAATTGAAAAATCTTAGAGACTTAGCAAAACCTTTTACCAGTCTTGTTAAAAAGGGCAAAGACGCAGGTAAGTTTGGTGACTTCGTTGAACACAGTGCAGTTAACCAAAGGTTGCTAGCTCATATAGGTCCGTTTAGTCAAAGAGTTTCAGAGATTGTGTATGACATACACCCTCAGTTGGGTCAAGTCTGCACTGGCGTAGTCTTAGAACTCACTATGACTATTGACGGCAAGGAGGTTGTTATCCAGGAAGCTGGTGATCTAGACAATCCGTTCGGTAAAGGTAGAACTAATGGCGATAGATTAAAAATGGCTATTAGTGACGCTTTAAAAAGATGTGCTATGAGAGTAGGTCTAGGACTACATCTTTACGCACAAGATGATTATTTCCTAGACAAATTATTGGAGGATAAAAATGGTACAAGCTAAAAAAATTAGTTTAACAACTGATGATATATCAGGTAATGGTGGTGCTAATCAAATTACCCCAGGTGATTATGAAGCAACAATCGTAGAAGTAGAAGACCATGTGGCTCAAAGTGGTAACGAAGGCTGGAAGTGGACTGTGCAAGTTGGAAGACTTAAACTAAGAACTTTCACTATGTTCACTGCAAATGCAAAATGGAAACTTGTTGAGTTAATGGGTGCACTAGGGATACCTATGCAAGAAGGTGAGATTAGTTTCAATCCTCAAGATTATGTAGGTAAGCCTGTAGGTGTAGAGTTGATTGAAGATAAGAACGATACTCGTTACTTAGAAATCAACAAATTCTTCCCTGTTGGTACTAAGCCAGTAACTTCAGTTAGTGAAGATGCTGAAAACAAGGTTGACAAATCTGAGGTACCTTTTTAAAATAAGAGTATCTAAGTTTATGGCAACCTCCTAACAAGTTGACATAATGATAAAAAAACCCTCTAGCAATAGAGGGTTTTTTGTTTTATATATATGAAAGAGATAACTATGAATTACATCTTTTTGCGAGATTTTCTCACAACTTTTTTCTTAGCTTTCTTTTTGTTTGATAACTTTGTACCGTACATTATTTTCCAATCTTTTTCTTAGCAAACTCTTTAAGAACAACCATAGCTGCAGATGCACCTGACATAGCAGCTAACTGCCATAGTTCAACATTAACATCTACTAATGGTCCAACTGTCAAGACACCAAGAAATGCTTGAACAAATGTCCAAAGAGTTTTTTCCAATACTATTTTATATTCTTCACTCATTTAATTAGCCTTCCTAATTTTAATTTCGTTTCGATATTTTCTAGTTTAGCAATAATTGTGTCTAGTTTCTTATTTATAAACTGTGGGTGTACCATTTCAGGTGGACTATCGTTAGTGGCTTCTATCGGTTTATTTTTATTATCAACCCACTCAGATAATTGTGGACCAGGACAAGTTGTAGTTTTAAAATCCAAATGTTTCTTTAGCTCTCCACCTATAGTTTTGTGTAATTTTTCTATAGACTTTAAAGCAGCTTCACTAGCCATTGTTCTATCTTTACCACCTAACCAACACACAGAATAATAGTGCTTATTACCTTCGTTAGTCCCTTGTGATGCTGGTCTAGCGTTAAAACCTCTACCTTCATATATTTGTCCAGTGTTACCAACTAAAAAGCTGTAAGCAATATCGTTCCAGTTTCTATCTACTTGATGTAATCTTTGAATACTTTTAAGTTGATCTATTTCTGCGTTGTTTCCTATAGCTCCTGGATAATAAGACCAATGTACAACTAACCCTTTAACTTCACCCATAGAAGCATAAGCTCTAAATGCAGGCTTAGCACCCCACATATCTCTACTTATCACATTCACAGTTGATATCTCCATTCTTACAGTTACATATTCTTATAAAAGAACCGTCATCTTCCACACATATCTTGCACATAACTACATTATGAACGCAGCAATAACAAATGCTACTGTTGCCATTAATCCTAATACTTTATTGAAATCTGATTTATCTAATTTGCTGTCTAGCTTTTCATCTAGTTTATCTAACTTTTCTAATACCATTGCGTTTAACTCCTTCTGTGTAAATCCATTAGCGTATTTTTCAGATGAGTTAGACATTATGGTAGGTCGTCCTTAGAGATAAATTCCCATTCTTTATCCCAATTTCTATGAGATAAATCCCAATCGCTTATTCTTTTAATAAATAAACTAATTTCTTTTAAAAAATAACCTATTAAAAATCCTATTATGAAATCCATAAACAGGATTATAACATATATGATTAAGCAGGTTTTGGATTATCTGATTTGACTTGTGCTATATGGTCTGCCCAAACAGTAGTTCCATTAACGCCGTCCCAGTACATCATATCTAACTGGTCAGCGATAGAACCATAAGCCTCTTGTCTAGCTTGTATATAACCAAACTGTTGGTCATTCCATTTGCTATTAGCAAGGTCTATTACTCTTTGGTCATAATCAGCTTGTGAAAATTCAAGTCTTTCATTATTAACTTGTTTAAATAAAGGTTTAGCAGCTTCAATCTCTGCTGCTGCCTCTACTTGTAGTTCTTCTAATGTTGCCATATCTCTCCTATCTTACTATATATTTCTTATACTTACTTCTTTAAACCATATAATGTGAAAGTTCCACTATCAATATTATTTGCACTATCAATTTGAAAAAATAATCCATTAACACTAGAAGTGCTTGTAAATACACCACCACCCTGATTTCCATAATGCTCACTACCTGCATAATGTGAAGTTTCAAAAGTAATAAATGTGTATTCCCCTGAATTATTTGCATTAAAAATGTATATAACTGCATTGAAATTTCCTGTTGTTGCATTTATAAAGCTACCTGACACATCCCATTGTGTAGCATTAGTATTATTGTTATTATCAAAAGCACCACTTGTTTTTAAACCTTTAGCTGCCCAATCATAATTAGCAGTTGAGTTATCACTTCCACCCTCTGTAACTCTACACTCTAAATTTTCAGCAGTATCAGGAGATAAACCATTTATCTTAACCATATACACATCATAAGTGCTATCAATACCTGTTAAAGTTACACTTGCTACTGCTGATGTAACTATTTCTTCATCTATTTTTATTAAGCTACCTGCCATTATTTAACTCCATATATATTTACTTCAATACTGTCAAAAGTATGAGTTGAAGCATTAAACAATTTTATACCATTTACTTGTTGTGCAGATTTTAAAACACCAATTCCTTTATATCCATCAAATCCACCACCACCTGAAATTCCACCATAAATAAAAGAACTTTGTTGAGTACTAAAAGTATAGCTAGAACTGTCATAAGGATTGAAAAAATACATTATTGCACCCATACCACCATAAGTATCTTTTTGATTATAAGCAATAACCCAATCTTGTGTTTGATTTGTTGCTCTTTGTTCTGCAAAAGTTGTCCAAGCACTTGTAACCAAAAAAGCTCTATCATAACTTGCAGATGTAATTTCTGTGTTAGAACTATCTAAATATTGTAAATAAACAAAAGTTGCAGTTGAGTTTTGGTCTAAAGTTGGAACTGTCATAGCATACACATCATACTTAGCACTAAAACAATCTGTTACTGATAATGAACTAACAGAAGTTCCACTAGCAGATTTTATAAATTGAAGTTCAGTAGCCATTATGAATACCTTATTCCATATACAGAAAATATCCCATTTGTCATATTTTCCCCACTTGCAAAAAATTCCATACCATTTACAACATTTGTTGTGTCATAAACTGCACTTTGAAAATTACTATCTATACCTACACCAAAATGTAAATTTTGTGAAGTTACAAAAGTGTATTTTGAACTATCCCCTGCGTTGTATATGTAGAAATAGCCATTTAGATTTTCTCTAGTTAAACCAACATTATAAGCTAACCAAATTTTAGTGTCATTAGCTGACCTAACATCACTAGCACCTGCATTATTTCTTGCCATAGCATATTGATAATTAGTTGCACTATCAGTAACTCCACCTGTTTTAAATCTCAAACCTATATGTCTATCATCATTACTTGGTAGCCAATTAGTTATAGTTACAAAATGCACATTATAAATATTTTCTTTTAAATTATCTAAAGAAAATGTTGCTACAGTTGAAGTAATTTCTTGAGTTTCAATTAATTCTAATTGTCCAAAAGAAGTCCATTGATTATTTGCTACTAAGTCATTTATTTCAGCAGGATTGAATACACCTTTGTTATTACCAAAACTTTGTGCAGGTATATCTACTCCTACATATCCATACTTATTACTTTTATCACTCATCTATAACACCTTATATAATGTAAATGTTCCACTTGCTATGTTGCCACTTGAAAAAAATAAATTTACACCATTAACTGCACTAGCAGAAGTAAAAACACCACCACCCTGACCACCATTTAAACCTGCAGTAAATGGATTAAGATAAACTGTTTCTTGTGATATAAAGGTGTATTCACTAGAATTGTTTGCATTATAAATATATACTATTCCTTCATTTTCTTCAAAATCAGCAGGGTCATTACCAACTTGAATATTTAAATAAAAGTGGTCTAAGTTTGTAACACTTTGATTAGCAAAAGTAGTTGTTGCATCTAATTTTTTTACTGCCCAATCATAGTTAGAAGTTGTATTTGGTGTTCCACTTTCAGTAACCCTCATCTCTAAATTGTTGTTACCTGAACTTCCAATAACTTGATTAAAAGCCAACATATAAACATCATCACTATCTATGCCTGTTAAGGTAACACTTGCTACTGCACTTGTTACTGTTGTTGTTGCTACTTGAATTAATTGACCTGCCATTAGCTATCTACTCTCAATCCATAAACTCTTGCAGTACCTGTATAATTTCCACTAACAGAAAAAATATTTATTCCTCTCATACTTGCAGTTTGTTTTAGTACTGCTATTCCTTTGTAGCC